CTCAATCTAAAAGAAGCAAATACCAAGATATGCTTGAAACTCAAATGGCAGGTAAACCTGTACTTACAAAGATTCAAGAACTAACAGGTGTTAATCCATTTTTAATGGAACCTGATAAACTACCAAATACTGACGAGGAATTGTCATTATATATGCAACTTAATTATAAACCTGCTATTGAGATAGCAGAAGAAGAGGCAATCAATACAATATTTGATAACAATCATTACGATGACATCAGAAAAAGAAGTGACTATGACATTACTGTTATAGGTCTTGGTGTTGCAAAGCATGAGTTTTTACAAGGAGCGGGTGTTAAAGTATCCTATGTAGACCCTGCTAACATTGTTTATAGTTACACAGAAGACCCTTACTTTAGAGATTGTTTTTATTGGGGTGAGATTAAGACTGTTTCATTAACAGAGTTAATGAAAATTGACCCTACTCTTACTAAAGAAGATTTACAAGAAATTACTCAATACAGTCAAGGATGGTATGATTATTACAATGTTGCTCAATTTTATGAGAACAGTTTGTTTTATCGTGACACTTGTACATTAATGTATTTTAATTATAAATCTACCAAGAAAGTAGTTTATAAGAAAAAGATACTTGAGGGTGGTGGTTCAAGAATTATTGAGAAAGATGAAAACTTTAATCCTCCTGTTGAAATGATGGAAGAGGGTAAGTTTGAAAAAATTGAAAAAACTATTGACGTTTGGTATGAAGGTATCATGGTAATGGGTACTAGTATGCTATTACAATGGAAGATGTCTGAGAATATGGTTCGTCCTAAGTCCGCATCTCAACACGCATTGCCTAATTATGTTGCTTGTGCTCCACGTATGTATAAGGGAGTTATTGAATCTCTATGCAGAAGAATGATACCATTTGCTGACTTGATTCAAATTACACACTTAAAACTTCAACAAGTAATTGCAAGAGTTGTTCCTGATGGAGTATTTATTGATGCCGATGGATTAAATGAGATTGATTTAGGTACAGGTAATGCTTATAATCCTGAAGATGCACTTAGGTTATACTTCCAAACAGGTAGTGTAATTGGACGTAGTTTTACTCAGGATGGTGACTTTAATAATGCAAGAGTACCTATTACTCAATTAAGTTCTAACTCAGGTATAGGTAAAACGCAGATGCTTATTACTAACATGAATCATTACATTGATATGATTAGGTCTGTAACAGGTCTTAATGAAGCAAGAGATGGTTCTAACCCTGACCCTAATTCATTAGTTGGTCTACAAAAATTAGCTGCTTTAAATTCAAATACAGCAACAAGACATATTTTGGATGCTTCTTTGTTCATTTATCGTTCATTAGCTGAGGCTTTAACTTATCGTGTAGGTGATATTTTAGAATATGCAGACTTTAAAGATGAGTTTGCTAATCAAATTGGTAAATACAATGTCTCTATATTGAATGAGATTAAAGACCTTTATATATATGACTTTGGTATATTTATTGAGATTTCACCTGATGAAGAGCAGAAAGCACAGCTTGAAGCTAATATACAAATGGCATTAGCAAAAGGAGATATTAATCTTGAGGATGCAATTGACATTCGTGAGATTCGTAATTTAAAACTTGCGAACCAATTGTTAAAGATGAAACGGATTAAGACTCAGGAACGTGAAGAAAAAATGGCTATGCAAAAACAAGCCATGATTGCTCAACAACAATTGAAGTCTCAAGAGTTGGCATCTCAAGTTGCTATGCAAAAGATTGAGATGGAAACAAGGTCTAAAATGCAGATTAAACAAGCAGAAGTAGCATTTGATATTCAGAAGATGGAGAAAGAAGCTGAGATGAAGTCTTATTTAATGCGTGAAGAGTTTGACTATAATATGCAACTTCATGGTATGGAGGTTAATAATTTAGACCAAAGAGACCAAATGAAAGAAGATGCAAAAGCAAAAAGAATTAGTCAACAAAATAGCGAGCAATCTAAATTAATTAATCAAAGAAAGAACAATCTACCCCCTATGAGTTTTGAATCAAATGAGGATAGTTTAGACGGATTTGATTTAGCTGAATTTGAGCCTCGTTAAAATATGAGAATTTTTATCTAAGTTTGTATAAATCAAATTAAATCAAATGGAATATAAAGTAAGAGCATTGGACATAATTGAACCAAAAAGTGTTCAACAAGTAGAACAAGAATTGCTTGATAAGCATGAAAAAGAAATGAACCAAGATAATGGTTCAGGTGGTGAAGAAATAATATCAGAAGTAGTAGAAGCACCTGCAGCAGTAGAAATAGAATACAAAGAGGCAGACGTTCTTTCATATATTGGTAAAAGGTATAATAAGCAGATTAACTCATTAGACGATTTAGTAGCTGAACGTGAAAACGCAGAGGTTATTCCGGAAGATGTAGCTGCTTATATGAAATATAAAAAGGAAACAGGCAGAGGTTTTGAAGATTTTATTAATCTTAAAAAAGATTTTGATTCAATGGAACCTGATAAGCTCCTTAAAGAATACTTAACTGCTACGCAGGAAGGACTCGATAGTGATGACATCGAGTCGTTAATGGATGATTACAGATACGATGAAGATTTGGATGATGAGTCAACCATTAAAAGAGTAAAAATCACAAAGAAGAAAGTTCTTGCTGAAGCCAAGAAATACTTCAATTCTCACAAGGAGAAATATAAGATGCCTCTTGAGTCAAGAACGGTATTTATCTCCGATGAAGAAAAAGAAGTATACGAAAGCTATAAGCAATATACCCAACAGGCAAAGACCATAGAGGAGGAAAACAATCGTAAACGTCAATGGTTTGACCAAAAGACGAATGATGTTTTTAACAGTGAGTTCAAAGGTTTTGAGTTTAATGTTAATGACAAGAAGTTCACGTTTGCTCCGGGAGATGCTAATGAGTTGAAAAAAAACCAATCAACTCCACAGAACTTTATTAATAGGTTCTTGGATGAGCAAGGTTTAATGAAAGACGCATCAGGCTATCATAGGTCATTGTCAATAGCAATGAATCCTGAAAAATTTGCTAAGTTCTTTTATGAACAAGGACAGTCAGATGCAACGGAAGGTACAATGAAAGGCATTAAAAATATTCAAATGTCTGAACGTAGAGTACCTGAAATTGGTAAAACAAATGACGGATTTAAGGTAAAAGCTGTAAATCCTGATTCAGGTAGAAACCTGAAAATACGCAGTATAAAACGATTTTAAAACAATTTAAATTAAAAAAAAATGGCAAGTGCATTATTAAGCAACCCCACCTACGCCCTGCAGCCTGCTGCAGAACAGGTGGCGTTACAGACAAACTACATTACCAACTTTGACTTCTTGAATCAATATCTTCCCGATACTTATGAAAAAGAATTTGAGCGTTATGGTAATCGTACAATAGCATCCTTCTTACGTATGGTAGGAGCAGAGATGCCTTCTAACTCTGACCAAATCAAATGGGCAGAACAAGGACGTTTACACATCAAGTACACAAGTTGTACTTCAGCAGCAGCAGCAGCATCAAATACAGCAACTTTTACAGTAGCTGACACAGGTGTTACTTACATTGCTATCCGTGTTGGACAAACTTTGATGATTCAAAATAATTCATCAGGTGTTTTCAACAAGGCTATCGTAACAGCAGTTCCTTCAGCAACTACTTTCACAGTAGCTTACTATGAGACTGCAGGTCAAGCATTCGCAGTTTCTACTCAATGTACTGTATTTATTTATGGTTCTGAGTTCAAGAAAGGTACTAACGGAATGGTTGGTTCTTTGGAATCTGAGGATGACATCTACTCTAACAACCCAATTATCATCAAAGATAAGTATGCGGTTAACGGTTCTGACATGGCTCAAATCGGATGGGTTGAAGTAACTACCGAGAATGGTGCTACAGGATACCTTTGGTATTTGAAATCAGAACACGAGACTCGTCTTCGTTTTGAGGATTACTTGGAAACTTCAATGATTGAAGCAGTTCCTGCCGCATCTGCTTCAGGTGCTGCAACTGCAGGTTTCATTGGTTCTCAAGGTATCTTCTACGTTGTAAATCTTCGTGGTAACGTGTGGGGAGGTGGTACACCAACTTCACTTTCTGATTGGGATTCAATTGTTTCTCGTCTTGACAAGCAAGGTGCTATCGAAGAGAACGTAGTATTTGTTAATCGTGGATTAAGTTTTGACATTGACAATATGTTGGCTACATTAAACGGATTTAACGGTTCTAGTGCTGCCGGTGGTGCATCTTTTGGTCTATTCGACAATGATGTTGACATGGCGTTGAACTTAGGTTTCACAGGATTCCGTAGAGGATATGACTTCTACAAGTCTGATTGGAAATACCTAAACGACCCAACAATGCGTGGTGGCTTGAGTACTGCTGCTTCAACTGCAACAGGTACTATCACGGGTTTATTAGTTCCTGCAGGTTCTACTTCAGTATACGACCAAATCATGGGCAAGAACGCAAAGCGTCCTTTCTTACACGTAAGGTATCGTGCTTCTGAAGCTGAAGACCGTAGGTACAAAACTTGGATTACAGGTTCTGCCGGTGGTGCTGCTACAAGCGACTTAGATGCAATGGAGGTTAACTTCCTTTCTGAGCGTGCTGTATGTACTTTAGGTGCAAACAACTTCGTATTATTCCGTTTTGGGTGATAAGACAGTAATTGATAGGAGGGTGTCCTTAAAGACACTCTCCTTTTTTAAATTAAATTAAATTAAATTAAATAAATAATGGCAAAAAATATAAACCCCATAGACAAAGTCTATAAATTAAAAATTGGAACCCCTTTATCTTATACATTAGCATCAAGAAATCATCCTAGATTTCCTTTAATGTGGTATGATGAAAAGAATAATATTAATAGGTCACTTAGATATTCAACAAACCAAAAGTCCCCATTTGAAGATGAGCAAGATGGAAATGCAATTATAGAACCTATTGTATTTGAAGATGGGTTTTTGCGAGTTCCTAAAAACAATCCTGTATTGCAAGAATTTCTTCACTATCATCCTTTTAATGGTACTATATTTTCTGAAGTAAACAAAGAAAAAGATGCTGCAGTAGAGGTTGACGATTTAAATTTAGAGATTGAGGCTTTAGTTGAAGCACGTCAATTATCACTTGACCAACTTGAAACTCTTACACGAGTGATGTTTGGTAAAGACCCATCAACAGTATCAACTGCTGAGTTAAAGCGTGACATATTAATATTTGCTAAGAGAGACCCTAAAGAGTTTTTGAATATATTGAACGACCCTGAGTTAAAATTTCAAGCTAGGATTCGTTTATTCTTTGAAAACAAACTATTGATACTAAGAAATGGTGAAAAAGAAGTATGGTTTAATACTGCAACAAACAAAAAGAAAATGCTATCTGTTCCTTTTGGAGAAGACCCATACGAAATGGTAGCACATTACCTTCAAAGTGATGATGGTATTGATTCTTTAAAGATGTTAGATGCAACTTTATCATAGTAAAACTTTTATTATTGACTAATTATTGAGGAGGGGGTACTTGTTGTACCCTCTTTTTTTTTATGTATATTTGAAAAAAAAGAACTAATGATAAACTCAGTTAGAAATGCGGTATTATCTGTGTTGAATAAAAACAATTATGGATATATTTCTCCTTCTGATTTCAATTTGTTTGCTCAAAACTCACAATTAGAAATATATGAGGAGTACTTTAGTAACTATAATAAGGTTATAAATGCTGAAAACGCTCGTATTTCGGGTGTAGACTACGCTGACATTGAACAGCCTATAGCAGAAGTATTAGAATATTTTTTGCGTACAGACTATTTGTTTAAGGTTTCTGCAAATAAATTTTCAATGCCAAGTCCTACAACTACGGGATATTATACCTATATGCTTTTAGACATTATATGTAGACCTGTTGTTTTAGATACAGGAACTAATACATCGGTTGTCAGTAATCAACTAGTAGATAGCTCAGCTACCTTCCTGTCACTTGATATTATTGCAGGAGATGTAGTAACCAATACAACAACAGGATTAGTGGGTAAAGTTGTTTCTGTATCAAGTAATACAGTAATAATATTAGATTCAAACATCTTTCTTGCAACTCCCAATACGTATGGTATTTTTTCTTCTTCTACTATTGTTCAAGCTGAAAAAGTAGTTAATAATAAACTTTCTTTATTAGTAAAGTCTAATTTAACTAATCCGACAAATGAGTTTCCTATTTACGCATTACAAGGTGATGAGTTAACTTTTTATCCTGTAACGATAAGTAATAAGGGTCAGATTGAAGCCACCTATTTTAGATACCCTAAAGTTCCAAAATGGACTTATGTTGTACTTACTAATGGAGAGCCTGTATTTGACCAATCACAAAATGATTATCAAGACTTTGAATTACCTACAGAAGATGAGTATAAATTAGTTACAAAAATACTTGAGTACTGTGGAATATCAATTCGTGAAACTGAAGTTACTCAATTTGGTATGGCTCAACAACAGCATGAGCAACCTACATTTAGTATGCAACAATAAATTTTTAAGATATGGCATATATATCACAGTATCAATATTATGAGAATGCAGGAGTACTTCCTGAAGATGCTAATTGGGGTTCTTATCAATATGTTAGTTTAACTGACATTGTCAATAATTTTCAGTTGATGTACTCAGGAAATCACTCTTTAGTTAATAACGAACCTCGTTATAAAATAGAGTTTCATACTAAGCGTGCTATACAAGAATTAAATTACGATGCTTTTAAAGAAATAAAAGTATTAGAACTAACGGTACCTGATAACTTAAGGTATATTCTACCTTCTGATTATATAAATTGGGTTCGTATATCTATGTACAAAGATGGATTGCTTAGACCATTATCTGAGAATATTCAAACAATTTCGTCTAAAGCATATCTTCAAGATAATACAGGCAGGATTTTGTTTGACCAAGATGGTAATGCACTATCTCCACAATACTCTGAGATTGACTATGATAGATTAACGCATCTGAAAAAAAGCATATATCTAAATCAAAATAATCAATTTGATGGGCAATCAGGTTGGAATATTGATGGGGGATGGGTTTTTGAGAATAGCATAGGGGGAGCTTATGGATTAAATACAGAGACTGCAAACTTTAATCCTACATTTAATATTGATAGAAAATCAGGAGTTATAAATTTTGATTCTCCAATGTCAGGAGAGCAATGCATCTTAGAATACGTATCAGATGGCATGGAGGGTGGAGATAATTCATTGATTACGGTAAATAAATTGTTTGAAGCCTACATCTATGCAGCAATAGAATATGAAATATTAAGTTCTAAACTTGGTGTTCAAGAATATGTTATTGCTCGTGCTCGTAAAAAAAGAAAAGCATTGTTAAACAATGCAAAAATAAGAATTAGCAATATTCATCCGGGCAGACTCTTAATGAACATGAGGGGTATGGACAAGCAGATAAAATAAATGGCAAACATTACAAGAAACTTTATAGCAGGTCGAATGAATAAAATCATTGACCAACGGTTGCTTCCTGATGGTGAGTATGTAGATGCTATGAATATTAGGATGGGGTCTACAGAGAACTCTGAGGTTGGAGTTATTGAGAATACAAAAGGAAATCTTTCGCTTACTGAATTAACTTATATTGATGGTACACCGCTAAGTGTAGACGCAAGATGTATTGGAGCTATTGCCGATGCTGCAAATGAGAATGTATATTGGTTTGTTCATGACCCAAGTTTTGGTCTAGGAGCTACAGGGAAACTTGATTTAATAGTATCATTTAATGTATTTACAAATATATTAACATATCATGTTGTTAGTATAGACGATGGGGGTGGTGTAGATACTAAATTAAATTTTAATCCAAGTTATCTTATAACGGGTACAGATATATTAAATGACTTATTGTTCTTTACAGATGATTACAATGCTCCAAGATTTATAAATATAAATAGAAACTACCCTAATCCAATTGCTGATATAGACCAAGTCAATGCAGAGTCGTTGCTTGTAATTAAGAAACCACCTACAGAATCTCCTGCTGTAGAACCGCTTGTAATTAATGGTCAAGAAAACTTTTTAAATACACGATTTATTTGTTTTGCTTATAGGTATAGATATATTGATGGAGAGTACAGTGCCACATCTCAGTGGTCTCAACCTTCATTTGTTCCAAATCCTTTTAGTTTTAGTATTGAGAGTTTTTTAAATGAGGGTATGACTAATCTTTGCAACTCTGCAAGAATTACATATAACTCAGGAGGCTCTTTAGTGGTTGGTGTTGACCTTCTTTTTAAGAAAGCAGATGGTAATATCATTAAAGTTATTGAGAAACTTGACAA